CAGTCACCCTTGAAGGTGCCCGAAGGCGGGATGGGGATGATCTACGAAGTTCAGATCGGGCCGCAAGGACAGGTCTATCAGACGATGAAGGCCGTTGGACCAGCCGACCCGACGTACAACCCACAGGCGTTCCCGACAACGGTGGACGCAGTGGCTGAACTGATAGAGGTCACATGAGAGGCGAGACTTGGAACGATCCAGAGTAGTCATCCCAGCTCCGCACTCGGTCAAACAAAAACTAATCATGCAAGCCCTGATGATGCACGGCTTGTCAGAGATGTGGGTCCCTTGCGGAACCAAGTTCGGCAAGACCTTCGCTGCGGCAGCGGCCATCGGGGGCCGGCAGATGACTGGGCGGGGTCTGCTCGGTCGGTGGGTAGCTCCTATTTACGCACAGACAAAGATCGGCTTCAAGTATTGCAAAAAGATGCTGCCACCGCCGCCTCATACAAAGATCGATAACCACGACTTATCCCTGACAATCACCGCACTTGATTCCCGCGTCGAGTTCAAGTCAGGCAAGTACCCAGAGGATCTCGAAGGCGAAGGCATCCACGGAGGCTATGTTCTCGACGAGTGCGCGAAGATGCAGGAGCAGGTCTACAACTCTGCCCGCACTACGGTGACGATCACTCGTGCGCCCATCCTGGCGATCTCAACGCCGAGGGGAAAGAACTGGTTCTACTCGAAGTGTATGCAGGCCAAGGAAGAGATGGAGTGGGCAATCAAGAAGGGGATGCCTCCGCAAAAGATCTTCCTCACTGCCGCCTCCATCGACAACCCCCTTGTGTCGCAACAGGCAGTGGATGAGGCGAGGAGATCAATGCCCGAGCGACTGTTCAGGCAATACTACCTCGCAGAGTTCGTGGACGACGGCTCAGTGTTCCTCGGCTACCGCGACTGCCTGTACGGGGAGGACCTGCAACTGTTTGGCGCCAGCCAGAGGTGGTTCGATCCCGAGTACGATGGTGGCTCAGTCGTCGTCGGCGCTGACTGGGCGAAGACCCAGGACTACACAGTCTTTACTGCCTTCGATATTGGGACGCGGCGACTCGTCGGCTTCGAGCGGTTCCACAAGACCCCGTATACAGAAGCCATAAAGAAACTTGTTTACTTCTGCCGCAAGTTCAAAGACATCATGGTCGTAAAGCACGACAAAACGGGACTCGGCGGAGTCATCGACGACCAGTTGTCCTACACCACGCTGCCTTACGAAGGGGTGATCTTCACGAACTCGTGGAAGGCAAACGCGGTCGCGGCCCTAATCACCTCGGTCGAGCACAAGATGATCCAACTCCCAAGGTGGCTTGAGATGATAAACGAGTTCGAGGCCTACGAAGTCATGACCACCTCGGCAGGCAACTTGTCTTACTCGGCTCTTCCGGGTAAGCATGATGATATTGTTTCCAGCATGTTGTTGTCTCATGAGGCTCTGCTACAGTATTCTGACACTGGAGCCGACATTAACTTCATGGAAGATATGCGGAATCCGGAAGTGAAGAACGCCGAAGGTAAGACGATAGGTAAAGACGGCAAGCCCAAGCAGCTCAATCCTATCGAAGAGTTCTACCGCTCCATAGAGGACGACGACGATGACTAAGAAGGTCCATAAGACCACGGACGAATACATCGCCGACGTAGTGAACTACGAGAACGCCATGCGCGAAGGCGGCGAGTCTGAGAAGTCAGGCAACGCCATGTCCTTTGGTATCGACCAAGATATGTCCGGTGGCGCTTGGGATTCGGAGTTTAGGTCCTTCATTGATTCACAGACCCTTAAGCAACTGTTCTTCAGCGAGGCATGGGTCTTCATCGTCTGCGACTTGGTGGCAATGAAGCTGTCCTCTCAGCCCATGCGGGTCATGCGGGGAGAGGTCGTCGATGGGAAGTTCATCAAGAAGCCAGCCGAAGGGCACCCCCTTCAAGAGCTGATCGAGAACCCGAACCCGTTTCAGTCGTACGCCTCGTGGATGTACTGCATGATAGTCGACCTCGTGCTGATGGGTAACGGGGTCCTTTGGTATGCGTCCAGCTCGAACTACCTCATGCTGTTGCCTGCCGAGACGGTGATGCTCGACTTCTCCCGAGACGGCAAGCTCCTGTCCTATAACGTCTCCGAGATCGCGTCGGACGGGGGAGTAACTGGGGCGCGTCAAACCAAGTTCGCAGTCGAAGACGTGGTGCATCTTCGCCGCCCCAACCCTTCCTCTCTGCTGTGGGGACTGTCGCCGTTCATCCCCGGCCGCAAGTCCGTTCTGTTCAACAGGTACTCGCAAGACTACCTGAACTCGTTCTATCAGAAGGGAGCCATGCCTGGGTTCGCCCTTGAGATGGGAGCCGAGGCCAACGAGCGCGTAGCCATGCGCCTCCTGCGATCTTTTGAGAACGCGTACACAGGGCGCAAGAACATGCGCCGCACGCTTGTACTGCCTAAAGGCGTCGCGCTGAAGGAGGTCTCCCATACGCTCGCCAGCCAAGAACTGGCGACCTACATTGACCTCAACCGCGAAGACATCATCAACCTGTTGAAGGTGCCCAAGCATGAGCTGTCGCTTCAGTCCGCGGGATCGCTCGGGGGTGAAGAGGCGAAGTCAGCTCTCAAGAACTTTTGGGAAGCCACTCTGATCCCCATGGCCCGGATCATCGAAGGCGAACTCTCGAAGTTCTTCAGAAGGCGCGGCCAGCTAGAAGACTCCAATACCTTCCTCGAGTTCGATCTATCGAAGGTCGAGGCTTTACAGGAAGACGTTGCGAACAAGGCAACCATCGCCGAAAAGATGCTCAAGACACATACCTTGAACGAGGTAAGGAAGATTTTTTATGAGCTTCCACCAGTCGAAGGAGGAGACGTTGTCCAAGGCTTCACTGCGCCGATGCCGGGCGGTTACCCGACGTTCAGTCTTTCTCTTCCTGCTCCAGCGCAGACGGCGCTTCCTCCTATCGTTGTTGAGTCAGTGGTGGTGGAGGACCGAGATGCGACTGCGACTGGGACTAAGGCGTCAAAGGACAAGATAACCAACTACCTCAAGACGGGGGACGGGTGGTGGTCGCGCAGAGAGGCACACGCCAAAGAGGCAATAGCAAAGGGCGTAGGCGACCTCGAAAAGGCAACGCTCAAGATGTTCGCAGACATGGCCGTTGCCATAACGAAGACGGTCAGGTCCCACCTGAAGGAAAAGAGCTGGGACACCCTGCGAACAAAGGCCGACGAACGGGCGAAGCTCATCGGGAAGCCTGAGCTTAGGCGGCGCCTCCGGAAGTCCATCGACCGGTTCGAGGAGCAGTGGATCACCGACACCCGGACGGCGCTCCTGTCGAAGGTGGACGCGGGGTACGGAGTCGCACTGGAGCTGCCTTTCAACCTTGCATCGCCCGAGGAGCTCGCCGCGCTACAGACCCGAGGAGCAGCAGCCCGTCAAGACGCACTCGAGGAGAGAGCGGGCCGAGTGTTCTCCTACATGAGTGAGACGACGGTCGAAGGCGTCTACGCAACCATCGAGAATGGGATCGACGAAGGCAAGACCGTCAAGGAGATCTCAGACGATCTGCGGGCCAAGTTCTCAGACATCAAAGAGATCGGTTCGCGGGCCATGACCATTGCCCGTACCGAGGTCCTTACCGCCGTCTCCCTCGGGCAAGCTGCGGCCATGAAGGATGCGGCGAAGGTTGTACCCGACCTGCAAAAGATGTGGATAAGTGCGAACGACGACCGCGTGCGCGACTCGCACGAGATGCTGCACGGAGACATCGTGCCGCATGGCAAAGAGTTCGACAACGGACTCCAGTTCCCTAGAGATCCAAGCGGACCGCCCGAAGAGGTAATCAACTGTCGGTGCACGTGGATCATGTTGCCCAAGGATCAGATGCAAAACATAGACGATAGCCTTGCGGCTTCAGAGGAGTAAGAGTCATGAGAAGGACGATGAGCTGCGAGTTCAAGATCAAGAAGGCCGGCAAAGGCTCTATCACCATCGAAGGTCTGGCGAATGCCAACACTGTCGACCGGATGAAGGAGATCATTCTGCCTAGCGCCTGGTCGCTCGATAACTACAAAAAGAATCCCGTCGTCCTGTTCGACCACGGACACGACCCTACCTTCGGCTTTATGCCGGTCGGGCGAGCCGTCGAAGTCGAAGCACGCGACGAAGGTCTTTACACTAAGATCGAGATGTCCTCCTCCAAGTCGGAGAAGATCTCGGCAGTGCGCGACCTGGTCGAGGAAGGGATCCTGAAGACGTTCTCGGTTGGCTTCGATCCGAAGTCCACTGCGAAGAGCGACACGAACCCAGACGTTATGGAAATCACGAAGGCCGAGTTGATCGAGACGTCTATCGTTCCGATCCCGATGAACCAAGA